TGTTTGCGTGGTGAAACTTAATCTCACGTTCTTTGCAAATTCCTTGGAGTTCGGGAACTGTTAGGCGTTCGGGATCTTCCGCAAAGATAGCCATTAAATCGGGCTCGTCTTGATCTTCGTTCATCTCTTGAAGTTCTTCAATGACTTCGGCAACGGGATTTATTACTTCCACTTCAATTTTATCTTTTTTGCCAACAACTTCGCAGATACCTTTCTTAATAAAAGCCGTAGCGCAATAGGCATTAACTTCTAGTATATCGCCTTTCTTGGCTTCAATAACGATTAATCCGTTATTGCTGAATTTTTGATCTTTCTTGAATTTTAGTTTTGTCATTTTCCGAATCCTTGTTTTTATAGGTTGTTTTAAGATAAAGGTTTTATAATACTTTACAAATATTTTAAAGGCACAAAAAAACCCGCTCAATTAAGAACGGGTTTTAAACTACTTAACTAAGCTTACTTAGTTGAGCAAATATCGGGAGCACCGAGTTCGCAAGTAGCGCCTGCAAGGAAGCTGGCAGTATTAGCGCCAGTTACAGTCAAGCGAACATAGCGACCAGTGGCAACGAAGCCACCTTCTGCGACTGTATTAGCAGTCGTAATTGCAGTAGTATCAAAAGCGATCAAACGTTCGGCAGGAATAACGGTTGAACCGCTCATGCCCGAATCATCAGATTCTTCGATTGAGGTTAAGGCAATATCACCAGTAGTAACTGCGCCAGTAGCAACAGAAAATTTACCAGCTTCATAGCCGAGTGTATCAATGATTGCGCCAACAATAGCGCCATCACCCGAAACTACTTGTGCGGGAACTGCCACTAAAGTAGTTGTGTTATTTACAAGATCACGTTCCATAATAAATACTCCTTATTAGGCTTTGATTTTAAGAAGCTTGATTGCTTCGAAGTTTTTCACTTGACCATCATGACGTCTGCGAAGAGTCATTTCAGTGAAGTACGCATTTGAATCGTTGCGGTGAATACTTGAGTCACTACGAGTAACGTAAGTATAAGCTTCTTGGAAGTCACCGAAAGCAACTGCAAGAGCGTTTGTAGCAACCGCTGGCATAGCTGATTCAAAACGAATACCGTAACCGCCAAGACCAAGAGCACCAGCAGTGAAACCGCTACCATCAAAGAAGTTGACTTGATTACCAATCTGATATTTACCTTGACCATCTTTAGCAGAAAGTAGGCTCATAAAAGTTGCACGTTTCATAATGAAGTTTGAGTTGCCATGATAATCATCTTTCAATGCAGAAGGAAGAGTTGTCAAAACATCATCAAAATTGAATACGCCAGCATTAGCAGATTCGACTTGCTGGATCTGACCGTATGCAGAACCATCAGCATAAGTAAGAATACCACGAGGCTTACCATTGACCGCACCATTGACTAAGAGCGCAGAAGTTTGACGCATTGCGCCTGGCAATAAACGGGACATAATGTGATTCTGAACTTCGGGAATGTCCATCAAAGCTTCATAGGTGAACTTCTTAGCATAGCCTTGAGTTTTAGCGTCCCAAGTAACAAGTTTGAAATCTTCACCATCTTGAGTACCGCTATCATCATCAAGCTCGTTTTTGTAATAAGCAAGATCGTAATCAGCCCAATCAATGATCTCTTCATAGCGACCAGTTGAGTTATTCACTTTGCCAACGAGTTCAAAAAGACCGTGACCATCAAAACGCTTTTCAGTGATATTTGAAGAACGCTCAGTGTTCATGAAGTAGCCACCTTGAGGATCAACTACAGTATTAACTGATTTGAAATCGGGCATGATTGCGTAACCATTACCAATGCCGATAGACTTAAGAATTTGAGCATCCTCAGAAGTCATTTCAGCGGATTTATTACGGAGGTAACGATCCATTGCAGAACGAGCTGAATCAAATTGCTTTTGGTCAAGCGGAGCTTTGCCGTTGATTTCCATTTGCGTATTAATAGCTTTAAGATTCTCAGCCATTGGAACCATATCTTTCGCTTCGGTCTGACTTGTACGAGCAATAGCAGTTTCAACTTTTTTGAGCTTTGCATCAAAATCAGTTTTAAGGCTAGCAAGCTTAGTTTCAACTTCTTGCGTTTTATCTGCGCCTTTTTTCTCAAGGGCTTCGTTGTATTCCTTTTGAGATTTTTCCATCTCAGTATAAAGGTTTTTGACCTCGCCAACTTTTTCGAGGATGTCTTTTGTATCAATGTCCATCTTATTTTTCCTTGTTTGGTTTTAAAATTTCATCTAGGCTTTTATTTATAGCCTCTAAGTTTGCTTTCTTTTCATCAGCTAAATCACTTAGCTTTTTATCTTCGGCTAGTTTCGCTTCCTCTGCTGAATCACTCAGCTTCTTTAACTCAAATGCCTTGGATAATATAGTCGTGCTTTTCTTATTCGACAAACCGAGGGATTTAAGAAACTTTTCAATATCTTTTAATGATTCAAACTCAAGATCTTTTTCATTGGGATCTTCGTCACTCATTATAGATTTAAACGCTTCTTCAAGCTTCAAGAGCTTCTTATCATCAGTGCTTAATTCACGAGCTTTTACACCAAGAACTTCCGCAAAGGCATTACAGGGAATCGAAACAAGTGAAATTTCTATAAGCTCAATTTCTTTAATGATTCGAACGCCATCTTTAAACTCTCTATCCAAAGTAAAGAAACCGATAGAAGTACCGCCAAAAGCTTTCATTTTAAGCAATGCGATTAATCTATTGGTGAAAGGATCGTTTTCGATTTTAGGTATCTTTGCTTTGAATACCGAAGCCGTACCGATTAAATTATACTCAGTAATCGTACCAAGCGGAAATTCGCTTTGTTTATGACCGTTTAAAAATTTAGGCATACCATAAGTTTCGATACTCTTTTGGATTGCTTCGGGCAAAACGATATCGTCTGCATGATCTACATCGGGAGTACTGGCAATAAATTCAATTTCAAAAAACTCTTTATTGTCACCGACTTCTTTGATCTCGATATTTAAACTAGCGTTGCTTTTTTCGCCACGCTCTTTAATATCTAATTTTCGTCTCATTGCTCTATTCATTTTCATTTCCCTTTTTTATGTATAAATTGATTCGCATTTGCAGTTAATTATTTCACCAAGTGGAGCACCTAAAGACCCGTCTCTAGGTGTCATCATTTGGTAATTGTCGATCCAAAAAGGTTCATTCAGCTCTCTAATTTGACCGTGAGCAAGTAAGTGACTTTCACGCCTATCACCCAATATTAATGAAATCCATCTCTTTTCAATCATTAACTGATTAAGATCTTCACTGGCTAAATCCTCTTGAAGTGTTTCGGCTTCGATTTGCTTTCCTTTCGCGCTTGCTTGACCTACTTCAGTTTCGCTTATTGTTCCTACTCGATCTTTATTTTTCTTATTGATCTCATCACTGGATTTATCAGCTACGCTACCACGATTAGGAATTTCACCGTCAAGTTCTTCGCTTAATTCAATTATCGTATCCGCTACAGTTTTATCTAAAACATTTTGAGTGGTATTCAATATCAATTCACTATGAGTACTTACTTGATGTATTATAAAGGCTTCAGACCTTGCTCTTATCTTACCTCTAGAATTAAGTAGTACGGCAAGTATTAAAGCACTTCTCTGCCTTGTTTCTTTGCTCTTAGTTTTCTCGATCTGTATCTTTAGATTTCTTTCCATCGTTGCAGAAAAATGATTCATGACTTCGATATAAGAATCAGTTAAAATTTTAATTAATTGATCTTCGTATAAATGAGCCTTTATTATAATTCCGCTTTCTTTGTAGACCTTATGAAAATCTGTTCCAATTCTCTTAAACAACAAAAGCAAAGCAAGTGCTAATTCTTCCTCATAGCCATCACGTTCTTTTCTGTATTGCTCCGCAAGATCCTCTTGTTGATCTACGGATATTTTGAGAATATCACCCATAAGCAAGCTTTACTTTTTCATTGACTTCATCTTGTGAATACTTTTTAGTTTCGATTAAAGCCTTTCTGAATTTCTCTGAACCCGTTTCTTCTAACTCAAAACCCAAAGGAACTAGATTCATTGGCTTGAGGATCACGTTCCCGCCTTTGATAATATTATATCCAAGTATGGCACGTTTCTCATCTACCGTTAAGGAATCGCTATCTAAGCGCATTTTATTGACAACATCACGAAGCACTTGAAGGGCTTTAATATTCTCTTCGTTGTATGAGATACAGTATCTACCCGAATCATCGAACCTACGCATTAGAAGCCTTGTCATCTCGCCATAATACATATCAGCGAAAGGGAGGATAGACATATCGTAAAGCATCACTTTAGATTCAGCGTAATTATTTAAGGTCATTGTACCGCTTTCAACTAAAGGCAAAGGAATATTATTATTATTATAAACCTCTTTTGTGACTCGCTTCATCATTTCGATATAGTCCATATCTTTATTTGAAGTGGACATTTCTTGAAAGTTTTGACCGCCTTGAACAATTAAAATCTCTCCCGATTTTTCACTGTTAAAGTTTTTTAGCCTTTCTTTTAGTGATGCCTCTTGTTCGGCAGATAGATCAACATCGGCAGGCATAGTTAAAACGCCACTAGGTCGAGCACCGTTTTTTATATAAGTATTATTATGAGTATTCGCTACTTCATATTGTTCCATTTCAATTACTGAGGAACTAATAGGGCTCAAGCCAGTAATGGCATCTACATCGGGATTAAACGTTCTAATATGCCAAAGCTCTTTTCTTCCATCTTGTGAGAAAAAAGAAATTTTTCCATCTGCTAATTCTTGACGAGTAAAGATCTCGTTCCATCTATCCGAAGATGTAGAGTAGGATTGAACATAGCCATCAGTGCCTTTTAGTGGGCTTACTGATTGCGGAGCTACATAAAATAAATCAATTGGATCTGAGGTT